TTGTCGACCAGCTTATCCGCTTTCCCGCTGGCAAGCATGACGACGCGGTTGACTGCTGCAGCTTGATAGGCAGGGCGGTCTACGAGGCATGGCCTGCGTTGCTCACCAAGGTCGATAGCTCACGCAACCCTGTCGACAGGTACACGAAAAACAGAAGTTTGGCCGCTCAGGGCGGATGGAAGACAGCATAAATGGCAAAGCGCAAGATTGCAGACCAGAAGGCCGAGGATAACTACCTCGAAACGGTAAAGCGCAAAGCCACTGTGTCCATGGACATGCTGGACGCTGCAAGGCGTGCGGCTCAGGTCTTCCAGCGTTACTATGACGGCGACCAGTTCACCGACAACGAGCGCCGCATTCTTGAGGCTCGTGGTCAGCCCGCGCTTGTTTTTAATCACGTGAAGCCCGCCGTCAACGCCATCATTGGCATCGTGGAGCGTGGCCGCACAGATCCCAAGGGCTGGGGCCGAACCCCACAGGACCAAGAGGCTGCTGAAGTAGCCACGGACGGCCTGCGCTACGTCAGCGACGTGACCCGGTTCAATGCGACAGCGAGAGAATGCCTGCAGGACTTCCTCATCTGGGGCGTAGTCGCTGGCATCAACGAGATCAACGAGGGCCAAGAGCCTGGCATTCGGCGCATCAGGCCTGAAGAGTTCTTCTACGACCCGTACAGCCGCGACAGGGACTTCTCAGACGCGCGCTACATGGGCATCGCGAAGTGGATGGATGAGACTGACTTAGTCGATCTCTACCCGGACGCTGAAGACAAGATCAAGATGTCCTTCGACAGCGCGACAACGGGTGATTCGTTTCAGGATCGGCCCCGCGACGGTTGGTCATGGATTGACGTGAAGTCCCGCCGTATCATGTGCTTTGAGATGTATTCTCGCCGTGGTGGCATGTGGAACCGGTGCGTGTTCGTGTATGGCGGTGTCCTTGAAGAAGGCCCAAGCCAGTACCTCGACTCCAAGACCAAGCAGCCGCGCAATCCTATCCTCGCTCAGTCCGCCTACGTCGACATCGACAACCAGCGGTACGGCGCGGTCAAGGATATGGTCAGCCCGCAGGATGCGATCAACAAGGGTCGGTCGAAGGCCATCCATCTGCTGAACGTGGCCAAGCTTCGGGTAGAGCCTGGGGTTCTGGACGTTGACGCGGTTCGCAAGGAATGGGCCAAGCCTGACGGCATCATCGAGGCCCGCGAAGGGCAGATTGAGGAGTTGGGCGACAGGCAGCTAACGCCTGCCCACCTTGAACTGCTCCGCGATGCCAAGGAAGAGATGCGCCGCCAGTCCCCGACACCGGGCATTGTAGGCCGTAGCGGTCAGTCTCAGTCGGGCAGGGCTATCCTTGCCGAGCAACAAGCAGGCATGACAGAGCAGGCCCCGTTGCTGGCTGGCTTTGACGACTGGAAGCTCAGGTGCTACCGCGCCATGTGGGAGAGCATCAAGCAATTCTGGACCGCGCCCAAGTGGATCAGGGTCACAGACGACGAGAACGCCCCGCGCTTTGTCGGGCTGAACATGCCAGAGCCTGTGATTGACCCTCAGACGGGCCAGATGCAGATCGACCCGATGACCGGCCAGCCTGTCATGCAGTCGAATAGCCCTGCTGACATGGACGTGGACATCGTCATCGACTCCACGCCTGACACTGCGGTTATCCAAGAGGAGCAATTCCAGCGCCTTGCCGAGTTGGTGCAGGCCGGAATGCCGATCCCGCCTGATGTGCTGATTGAAGCCTCAAGCCTGCCGAAGAAGAAGTTGCTGCTGGACAAGCTGAAGCAGGCGCAGGAGCAGCAAAGCCAGCAGCCAGACATGGCGATGCAGGCTGAGATGCAGAAGGCGCAGATGCAGTCTCAGGCCAAGCAGCAAGAACTTGCCATGCAGGCCCAAGCCGACGCGCAGGATCTTGAGCGCCAGGACATGGCCGACCAGCGCAAGACAGAGCGTGCGATGCAGTTGGCGGATCTTCAGTTCAAATACGACATGGCACGGCTTGAGAAGCAGGCCGAGATCGACGGCATTCGCGAAGAGAACAAGGTTCGCGTCAGTCTGCAGGCTGAGACAGCCAAGCGGCAGATCGAGCTTGAGACGGACAGGGCCAAGAAGCAGTTGGACTTCGACTTCGCCGATGCTGACCGGCAGTCAATGCTCACCACTGAAGTTGCCAAGGGTCAGGCGATGGCACAGGCGCAGGCGCCCGCCATTGATTCACTGCACAAGCGGCTGGATCAGATGGGCGATGCGCTGCTGAAGCTGGCAAGGCCGAAGCGGATCGTGAAAGACCCGGTGACGGGCGAAAAGAGAGCGGAGTTTGTGAATTGACCTATTCAACCATGAAGCCTGACCGGCTCAACGGCCAAGACATCCTGCGGCCTGTTGTGCATGAGGGTGGGACGCCGAAGCTGGCGTCGTCGTCTGTCTGGTTCCCGCCGACGATCAGCGTGCAGCACGCCTATGAGCCACTTGGAAGGCTTGTGGAGATTGAAGCGCAGCAGATTGTGGCAATGAAAGCCATGAAAACCAGCGAACTGAAACAGAGACTTTATGCATTTGCCCAAGCGGTAATTGCGAACGAACAGAGGAAACCACTCAATGGCTAACGGATTTTACCAGCTTTGGAAGCAGTCGATCCTGACTGGCACCGGGGCTTCGGAGTTGAACACGGGCGCGGGTGCTTCTGTCATCTTCGTGGACACTGGCACCTACAGCGTCAACCTGACCACGCATGACTTCTTCAACGATCTGTCAGGCACCTATGGAGATGGCGGCACTGCGCGCGCGAACTCTGAAGTCATCACGTCGCCCACTTACACGCTGGGAACGTTCGACGGCGCTGACACGGTGTTTGCATCGGTGAACACAAGCAGCACCACGGTTGAAGGCTTTGTCATCTTCGTCAATGACAGCACGTCCGATACGACATCGCCCCTTGTGGCGTTCTTTGACGCATCCATCACGGGCATGCCGTTCAGCACGTCATCCGGTTCACAGGTGACGATTGCCTGGAACGCTTCAGGCATCTTTGCGCTCTGATGCAGTACCGCACGCATGAGGACGGCCCGCTGACCGAGATCAGCATCGAACCGGGCGCTGTCGTCGTGACCATGACCTTCGACCGTCCCGGCGACTACACGCAACTGCACAGCCACGCTTTCGACCATGAGATGCAGTGCGTCAAGGGTGCAGCGCGGATCGTGATCGACGATGTGCAGACGGTCTTGAACGAAGGCGGGTCTTACATGGTCGAGGCGCACAAGCGTCATGGGGTGTGGCCTTTGGCCTCTGGGACTGTGCTGCGCTGCGTTCACGCGCACGAGGACATTCACCCGGACATGAAGCCGGAGGATGGCGTGCCTATTGAATGGCTGCACAGGCTGACAGACGAGGTTCCGTTCGATGCGCGCGGGTAATTACGTCGAGGAGACGACGACCAGCATCGCCGGGACGCTTGGAGATGGCGCGGTTACACTGACGCAGATCACGAACACGCCCCGATTTTCGACGGTATTCGGCACTCAGGCGACCACGTGCCGATATGTCATCGAGGACACGGTAAACAAGAAGTTCGAGACTGGCATAGGGTCAGTCTCGTCTAACGTGCTCACGCGCACACAGCCACAGGTGACGTGGACCGGCTCGACCTACACCGACAACGGCGCAACAGCAATTCAGTTTGGTTCGTCACCGACAAGCGGCGACGTTAAAATACGCATGTCGCCTACTGGCGAGGTCACGTATCCGTCGGTCCCAGCCATTCAGTCCACGGTCGCGGGGGATAGCTGGCGAGATTACCCATTTAGCGCGCATATTGTGAGCTACGGAAACGGTGGGGGGTTTGCGGTCACGGCGAACCGCGAGTACTACAGCGCCTACCTCTTGTCCCGTGGTGGTGTGCTATCTGGCGCTCAAATGGAAGTGACAGCAGGCAGCGCTGGAAACATGAAATGGGCGCTTTTTGCTTGCGGCTCGACAGGCGTGCCGACCAATAAAATCGTAGATTTCACGACAATCACCACAATGTCGGCTGCAGCCATTAAAACGGATACTGCGACGGGTTCATGGTCGCCAACCGGAAAGGTCAGGCTCACGCCGGGCTGGTATTTCATAGCGCAAATTC